CAAGTGATCTACTAACGCCTCAGTAACAATAATATTAATGTTCTTTGCACGTAGACTCTCTCTAAGTTCACCAATAAACTTTGCAACAATTTTTTTAATTGCCATTGGTTCGAGTGACTTAAACTTTACAATCAAATCCAATCTGTTACGTAGCTCTGGCTTGAAGAAGTCTTTAACTGCTTTGTCTTCGCTACCTGTTTTTGTTAGCTCTTGACCAAACCCAATGCTATTGTTTTCATTATCTCTAGCACCCAAGTTTGATGTTAGTATTATAACACAGTTTTTAACATCAACTATCTTACCATTGGACCCTGTAATCTTACCTTCGTCCATCATCTGTAAGAATATATTTGCAACATCAGGATGTGCTTTTTCAATCTCATCAAATAACAACACACTATAAGGATGTTTTGATACATCTGAAATTAGTTTACCGCCACCTAGATTTGAATCATCGTAACCAACAAAGCCTGGAGGAGCTCCAAGTAAACTACTTACTGTGTGCTTGTCTTGATATTCACTCATATCGTATCGCAACATATGCATGTCTAAGTTACTGCTTAATAATTTAGCAAATTCTGTTTTACCTGTACCTGTTGGCCCTAAGAACAAGAATGCACCCATCGGACGACTTGGTGTTCCTATACCTGCATAGTTTACATATAATCTTTCTAGTACTTGTTCAACTACATGGTCTTGACCAAATAGTTTCTGTTTAATATTGCTGTCAAGATCTTTAACTTTGTCACTTATATTGCTAGTAACCTTACTTTCAGGAATATTAGCAATCCTTGCAACTTGTATATCAATTAGTCCTTCATCAACAACTAAACCTTGTTTATCTTTAATACGTTCAACTGCACATGCGGCGTCGATTAGGTCAATACTCTTGTCAGGATTTTTCTTATCACTCATATACCTCGTTGCCATTTCAACGGCTTTTATTATTGCAGGTTCACTAATTTGTACATTATGAAACTTCTCTAAGCGAGGTTTAAGTCCTTGCAAAATCTTAACTGTTGTAGCCTTGTCAGGTTCGTCAATGCTAACTCTGTAGAATCGTCTCATCAACGCACGATCTTTTTCAAAGCTCTCGTAAAACTCTTCCCAAGTTGTACTTGCTACTACTTTTAAGTTGCCCTTGGTTATTGCTGGCTTAATCATATTAGCAAAATCAAGACTGCTACCGCCAGTTGAACCAGCACCTTTCATTGTATGTGCTTCATCAATAAACAGTATGCAATTTTTCTTTGTTTCTAATGCAGAGATAACATCTTTGAGTTTTTCTTCAAACTCACCTCTATATTTTGATCCTGCCAGTAAACTGCCAATTTCTAATCCCCATACTTCAAACCCTATTAAGAACTTTGGAACAGCGTTGTCTTTGATTCTTGTAGCAAGTCCTTCTGCTATAGCAGTTTTACCCACACCAGGATCACCTACCATTAGTACGTTACTCTTAAAACGTTTAGCCAGGACTGTTATTATCTCTTCAAGTTCAAATTCACGTCCAATAACTGGTTCAAGTTTATCTTCGACTGCTAATTTAGAAATGTTAATACAATGTTCATCTAGTATGTCGTTAGCATGATTGATAGGCATTATTTCAGAATTGCTTTTAGTCTCGTAAGATTGTTGCCAATGCATTACAAATTCTTGTTTGGTTACTCCGTGTTTTTGCATGAAATAAACTGCATAACTGTTATTTTCAGCCATTATAGCAAGCCATATATCAATGGTACTCATGCTACGTCTGCCGCCAAACATAACCTGTGTTAAAGCTCTATTAAAAACTCTTTCAAGTGCATTTGTTTTTCTTGGTTCTTTTTTAATATTTTTGTTAGCTGCCAGTATGGCCTGGCTATCAAGGTATAAGTCAAGATCGTGTTCAATTGCTTGTGGAGATACACCAAATTGTTCAAGACATCTCCAAAAACGAGCATGTCTTATTAATGCCAAAGTTAAATGCTCAAGTGTTACGTACTCGTGTTGTTTGGTTATGGCAATCTTCTGTGCTTGTACCAATATGTGTTCAATTTCAGGATTATTCTGCATGTTACTCCTTGTTTACTAAACTACTTATTTGTTTAATTAGTTCTTCTGGTATTTCTCTTGGCATTGTTGCCTTCAACTTTACAAAGATATCGCCAGGATTATGTCTGTCTCTTTCAACTCCGCATTGTCCTAGTCTCATAACTGATCCTGGATTAGTACGTGGAGGAATTGATATATCGTAATTTTTTCCTAGTATGTCAGTAACTGATAAATTACCTCCAACTATTAATTTCCAAAAATCTGTAGGTATCTCAGTGTGCATATCCATTCCGTTACGTTGCCATTCTGGGTGAGCTCTGATTCTAAAACTAACAACTAGATCTAATCCTCCTGGTGCTACTTTAGAATAACGTACATTTTCTCCATGCACAACACCCTTAGGTACATCTATTTCAACATTGCTTGTGCCTAGTGGAGTTTGTACTCCTAGTATACGTTTTCCTCCACGGATTGAATCTGCTAATTCAATCGCTATGGCTATCCTAGCCTCCGGAACTGGTTGTGGACGTTGTTGCCTAAACACTTGACTAAAGATATCTTCAAACCCATGAGTTCCAAACCCCGGTGGAGGACGTTGTTGCCGCTGCTGTTGTTGTGGATCTGATGTACCAAATCTATCATATCCTGCACGTTTTTGAGGGTCTTTTAGTGTTTCGTATGCATTGCTAACTTCGGCAAACTTATCTGCATTACCACCTTTGTCAGGGTGATGCTCCATTGCTTTTTTCTTATAAGCCGTCTTGATATCTCTATCAGATGCGTTTTTATTCACGCCTAATGTATTGTATAAGTCTGTCATTGTGTAATTGTACTAGAAAAACTTCCAGTTGTCAACATCTTTTTTGACTTTTTGTTTTTCAAACTTTTTAGTTGCATCATAGTATTGTTCATAAGAACCAATGATTGTTTGTTGTTGTTGAACCAAAGCACGTATATCAGAAAAGTTTAATCCAAGGTTAGCATACCCATCATCAGTTAGTGCAAAAAATGCAATAGTCTTACCGTTCTTCTTTGCTTTAGCAACAACTTCAGCAAAGTTTTCTTCTGTAATGATTACCCAGTCTACAGTACGCATACGCACAACATCAACTGGTGGCAATGTTAGTATAGGCTTCTCAACTGCTTTTGAGCTGACATCGATCTTAGCAACAGGTGAACTACAACTACTGAGTAGAAGTATTACCAGGCCACAACCAAGGACACTCTTTATTGAATGACTTAGCATCTTTTGCCTCCTTCTCTCTAACAGTAAACGGTGATCCGCTTAGTATTTCAAAACATCTTCCTGCGTTTTTAGTTCCGCCATTGATCGCACGTTCTATACTTTTTGGTTTGTTAAATGCAAGTATACCTAAATCTATAGTTTCTAACTTCTGTGCTAGTTTACTATTTTGATTGCGTATGTCTGCAAAGTCACTGCTAACTTTTTTAAGTTGTGTATTAACTTTCTTCATATCTTTTTGTATACTGGCAATTGCAGCTTCGCTTGTTTTTATTGCACCATCAAGTTTTGCGTTGTTGGTTGTAAGTGTTGCAATGCGAGCTTGACTATCTTTATAGTAGGCATAGGCTCCGTACCCGGCACCTCCTAATAGTGCTATAACAATTAACATTGCATAAAGTTTAATCATCTATTTCTACTGCTCTCATACGTGCTACAAGTCTGTCTGCTCTTTTAGTTACTTGTTTATACCAAGAACTGTCAACCATTTCGTCTGCGGCAGAATTCCAGTCACGAGCGTCTACACCACGTTTCATTCCTTTGAACTTGCTTAGTCTTGGACGCCCCATGTTAAACATCATGTTTGCAATTATTCTTTGGACTTCCTCTGGCAACTCATCGAAGTTATCATATAAGATTGTGCAGTCGTTAAGCACCGATTTAACGTCTTGGTCAAATGCGTCGTTGCATCTAGTTTCTTTGATAGGAGTTCCAACTTCGTATCCACATTCAGGATCACTATCAAGCACCAAATGACCAATACCGAAAGTAGGCAAGCCGAGATGGTCGAGGTATATTTTATTAACTGATCCTTCGTCATATGCAATTTCCTCTCTTAATTTATCAATGTTCATTTTGGCTCTCCTTTGTTATAATGGTATTTATGTACTTTGCGGCCTCTATATGTGCTTCTTCGAGTGGGTGCCCGTGTGGTCCTAACTCGTAGTTATTATGTTTACTCCATTCTAAGAAGCTCATATCTTCAAAGTCTACGATGTATGGTACTACTTGTTCTTGTAAACTTGATATTGCTCTGGTCCAGGCTATAGTCCCAGGGCCTGGAGATCGCATATCATTGTAGGTAAGACTATAGTGTGTATCTAAACAAGTCATAATAAAATCAATATTATTTTGTTTTAATAAAGAAATAGTACTGTGCATCTGTTGCAAGTTTCTATGCAAGTTCCAGATATCACTATCTATATTACGATAAAAATAATGATCTAACTTGTCCTCATGTTGTGGATGAGTTGTCGTCCAAAGATCTGTTTCAATATCAACGTAATCAAACCTTTCAAACCATGACCAATTTACAATATATAGTGTATCTTGTTTAATTCGACAAGCAACTTGCCAACTTATCCATTGATTGCCCGCTCCACCAAGTGAGCATGAGTGATATGTTGCGTCTAATGATTTTGCTAATAGTGCTGGCCAAGTGAAAGAACTAGCACAGTCGTCAATTTCAGTCTGAGGCGGACAATCAGCCAGCTCATCACCTCGAGTGAAACTATCGCCAATAGCGATAACTCTATTATAGGGCATTTACATTCCTGCGTTGGTTAACAGATTCTTAATGTCTTGTGCTTTTTTGTCTTTGTTGTATATAGCTTTGGTAGGAAGACCGGCTGCAGTTCTCATCTCATTGAGATCAAATTGCTCGCGTTCTCTATATTGTTGTGGTGATGTTGGTACTAGTTCATTGTACGTTTCTACAGTGAAAGGCATTTCTTCGCCTTTGTATCCCATGGTCCATCCATCACCTTCATACTCAGTTAGTGTATTGAAGTCATCTAGTAATGTTACAAGATTATCAGCAGTGTAACTTCTACGTTTCATTTCAACGTAAACTAGATATCTATTGGGTTTGATTTCACCTGGTGACATATCAGCGTCTAGAACAAAATCATAACCTTTTTCAAACCAGTTAACAAGGTCAATGGCTGCTTGGTGGTCTCTTACAAAAAAACTTGCAACAACAATTTCATCATCGTCGCCCATCTTTGATGCAAAATCATCGATGTACATTGTGTTCTTAAGCATGCCTGCTAGGTCTTTGTAGCCTAAGCCTTCATTTAAATTAAACTTGGACATTAGCATCCATTTCTTGTTGTGTACCTTGATCCATGATTGCTTGCTGATCCAAGTCTTGATCATATGCATCATCTAGATCTTGTAAGTCAATTGTTTCATCTTCTAGTTCAACAGAACCAGTTCTAATATCACTCATCAAACTCTTTGGCATAACAATTTCTACCAACCAAATAGGTTTTTCTACCAGTCTAGCAACTTTTGTGCCAGGTTTGAAATCACTTGGATTCTCTATCTTAACAGGAACTTTCATCTTGGTCTTCTTCCATTTGATCTCACAATCAAAAGGCAGTAAACGCATTGCACCACGTGGGTCAGGCATCCGTTTTGCTGGCCATAAAAACGTGCAACTTACTTTGTAAGGACCTTGATCTGGACCTGCTACCAGTTCGCCTAGTTCCCAATTGCGGAATGCAAAAATATCAAGTTCATTGAGAACTCTTTCAAAGTCCAACAGTACATTCATACTGCCGTCACTCATATAGATACCTTTGATGTTGTCGGCAATCATCCAGTAGTCTTCGTCGTTCTTAAAAATTTCTGAGTCTTCTAATTTCATAACTATATTTAGCCGAGTCGCCTGTTAGTGGAAATTACTATGCAAGTAATCGTTTCTGTATTTAGCACTATAACTTTTGAAATCTGTTTTGTTATATTCTACCGAGGTATTGGCCTAAGTATTAGTATGGGTAGCGAATAATCAACCCAATTGTAAGGAGTTACAATGTCTCGAGCTAAACGCAAAGAAAAATACAATCGTAAACAACAGGACAACACAATTAACTTCAACGAAGCATACAAACAACGCAATATCGAACTTCGTCCGAAGTCAATAAACCAAGAAAAACTTATACTGAATCTACTTGATAGCACACAAGATATTGTAGTTGCTACAGGCCCAGCAGGAACGGGTAAAACCTATTTGGCTATGCTGGCGGCTATTAAAGCATTCAGACTTGGTGATTGTGAACGTATTATATTGACACGACCAGCAGTGGGAGTAGACGATGAGAAACACGGATTTTTACCAGGCGATTTAAATAGCAAAATGGAACCATGGACACGACCATTGTTTGATGTACTACGTGAGTACTATTCAGCAAAAGAAGTCGCAATGATGCTAGAAAATCAAACTATTGAAATTTCACCATTGGCTTTTATGAGAGGAAGAACATTCAAGGATGCCTGGATTATTGCAGACGAAATGCAAAACGCAACACCAAGTCAGATGAAAATGTTAATGACTCGTATTGGTGAAAACAGTAAAATAGTAATCACTGGAGACGTAGAGCAAACAGATAGAACTGTCCACAACAACGGACTTATTGATCTATGCAAGCGACTAGAAATAAAACGTGAAGGTTTAGCAGTTTGTTACATGAACAACAAAGACATACAACGTCAT